CTATGATTCCAGCACCTAATACTCCATCTGCTCTTGTTACAAACTCTCCGTCTGCTAATTGAGCTAACATTGTATCCTCGTCCTTATCTCCTACACCTGCTCCGTCTTCTACATAACCTGATGCTCTAACATAATTGTTAGCATCATTCTCGTTATGTGAAACTTTTGAAGGAAGATAGTTTATACCACCTTCGTTAAATTTTTTTATTTCTGCTAATCCACCAGTTCTTAATCTTGTTTGCGCTAAAGAATAAGGACCCATTTGTCTTTGTCCTCTACCTTGTTCCTCTGGTGCGTAAACTTTTTCATAAGCTTTTTCTTGGCCAGTTGTTGGATCTATGTAAGTATATCCTGGTCTTTGTTTTTGTAATTCTAAATAACTCATGTTGTAACCAGGCATGTAAACATCTACAGGTCCTTGATCAAAAGCACCTAATGCATATGGAATGACAGCTGCTAGACCTGCAGCTTTATATGGATCAATTTTATCTGTCTCTTTATTTTTTAAAAGTAAATCCATTACAGATCTACCTTCTGATTCTTTACCAAATGCTGGGTTAGGAATCATCCTTCCTGTTTTTTCTTCAACACCTAAGAAACGTGGAACTCCTGCTTGTGCTGCAGTTTGAATACCTAGTCTGTTAGCAATATCTCCACCTATACCTGTTTGTGTAAAACTTGGTACAAAGTTTTGTGCTCCAACTTGTCCGAAGCCTGCACCTTTTGCAAAGCCTCCAAGTTGTCCTAAATTATAACCTGAGTATGCACCAATTGCTCCACCAAGTAATCTTCCTAATCCTGATGCGCCCGTATCTTTAGCATCTCTATATCCTCTGTAACCACCGTATGCTGCTAATGCGTAAGGTAAAAATTGTAGCATTATATATAATTCTCCTAATTAAGATCTTAAGTATGCAATGATACCATTTTACTTAGGTGTTATCAACTCATCGGCAAAACGTCCTTCATATTGGTACTCGCCAATATGTGCAATAGGATCGTCTATAAAAGCATGGCATTTACCACCTATATCTTTCCAAAGTTTACAGAAGGCAAAATCCTCTCCAAGGTACGTCTTAGTTACAGGATCATGTAGGGTGTCAAAAAAGTTCCACATATTAGGTTTATCTACATACTTACCGTTAATTACTGTTTTCTGAACAATACTTTTGTCAGGATATGCTTGTATCATTTTGTCAATTACACTTCTTTTAATTAACATACACCCTGTTGGACTATGAGTTACTTCCATAACACCTCTGTCCACTTGGATATCTTTTGGATTCTCTACTCTCATAGGATAAGTGTTTGTCCATTTTTTAATATCATTTCCTTTGTTAACTTTACCTTGTTGCCATCTTTCATATGCTTTGTCCCAATTGCATGTCTTAAGTGGATAAGGTACGGATATGACATCTTTATCTCTTTCAATCATTTTAAAAATGGTTTCTGCATTAAATAAAATATCAGAATCTACAAATAATAAATGAGTGTATTTAGAATCTATAAAGCTAGCTACACATAAATTTCTACCTTGAGTAACAAGAGAAGATTTCATTATTTGAAAAGCTACGTCTACTTTTTTATGAAAACACAATTGTTGGAATTCTAATAAACCTTGTGCGTAATGAATTGAACAATCACTATGTACAGGTGTTGCAACAAAGATAGAATAAGGTGCTTTTTCTAATTCTAATTTAGGTTGTCCGGTGTCCGTTTTCCAAAGGGGAGTAACCGATTTTTCGTAAGGTTGTGGTGCAACCTTTAGTTCTTTTAAAGTTTGATAGGTGTCTGCATTAACGTATGTTTTACTTTCACTCATTTATGGCTCCTTGTAAAAAGCTAGTCCATTCCATTCCCTTTTTATTCCAACTGTAAAATCTTTTATAGAACTTCTGTTGTTCTTCTAAATGGTCTTGAATAAAGTCTTCATGCAAATAACCTGCTGCAATTTCAATCGCTGCTGCGGTATCTTTAGCCATGGCTTCGTAATTGGTATTATAAGTAACGTACACTGGCCACTCCGCACAAGTTTCATATAAAGCACCAAAGTTATTTGTAATGACATGAACTCCTGCAGCGAGTGCTTCTAATGCAGATACACAAGAAGTTTCTTCAAAGATACTTGGGTAAACATATAAATCATAATCCGTCATATGTTCTAAAATATATTCATTAGATTTATAACCTATATAATTTACATTCGGCAATTGTTTTGCTTGATCATATAAAGGTTTAAATTGTTCATCATTATTTTGTTTAAATGAATCTCCATAAACTTGAGTAGAACTATATACGTCTAATGTAATATTAGGATTATTAATTTCTTGCATTGCTCTTAACATTACATTCAAACCTCTCCAAGGAGTATTGTGATGTAATATTTTTATAGGCTCACCTTTTTTATATATCTTTCTTTTAGGAAAATTGTTTGTACCATTCTTAATAACTACAGATCGCTCAGTTGGTATATCAAAAAAATATCTAAATTTTTCATAGTTCCAATGACTATTGAATACATACCAATCATATTCTTTGTGTCTTGCTTTGTTACCAAAGAACTCTTGTAGATTGGGTTGATCCCAAGAATTTTTCTGCCAAAGTATATTTACTTTATTAGGATCGATTGGAACTTTACCAGGAATCGAAGTACATATTTGTACTTGATCTAAAAGTTCTTTTGGAACATGCTTATACAGCATTTCCATCTGTATTTCTGTAGCACCTCTAGGCGTCATTTTTTTCCTTAAATTTTTTTAAAGTTTCTTCTTTGTATATTATAAAAAACGGTTGTGTCCATCTTTCATCTACACTTTGTTCCATAGTTGGTGCATGCCATCTGTCAGCGGAGTAAAAAACACATCTATTACATTTAGAACCTATGATAGCCGTTGGTTCAAAATCATCTTCCTTATTAAAAAAATATGTTCCATCTTTTAAACAATTAGAGTTAAAATATATTAAACCTGCTAAATCACAATTAACACTATCTTGATGTGGTTTATATTGTTTCCATGAAGGGGATTCTTTACATTCAGACAATTTTGTTTTTCTAAAAAATGTCTTTACAAACAAAGGTTCAATATTTGTTTTCTTTTTAAAAGTTCTAATAAAAATATCATATGGACACATAGGCCCTTCATCATTAAACCACCCAGTTTCATGCACTGGATGTCCTAACATCCTATCTCCACCAAAAAATTTTCTATTTGGTTGATACATAGGTTGGTAATGCATATTCATCAGATTTACTACCATTAATCCGAGTTCATTTTGATCATAAAAACGATCAATTAAATTAAACATTATTCTTTTGTTTTCGCACCCATTGAAACTTTAGTAACTTTGATTTCAAGGTCTTGTCTAAAGTCATCCACAATAGTGTCAGTATTGGGGTCAGCAACATCATTATCAAAATCAGCTTTGCTAGCATATACTTTTCCCGTTCTTTTATTTTTAATAATTTCTTTTGCTTCCGCAGGTATTTTAACTAATTCACTCATAATTATCTTCCTTGTCTGTTATATTTCTTATAGCTTCTTTTTTCATTTTTGTTAAGTCTTTTTTTATGACGACCTGGCCGCTTAGGAGGTTTATCTCTAGGGACGTAGTGTACAAATTTTTGTTTAGCCATTATTCTAAAGTTCTACCAAATAGCATTGTATAGCTAACACGTTTATTAAAGTTTCCATCTTTTGTTTTTACACTATCTGTTTTATGAAATAAATCCCCATTAAAAATTATAGCTCTATTACATCTATAGTTTACTCTTAATATAGAAGTTTTTTCTTCTTGTAAAAATTTATCAATACACCCATCTTTATTACCATTCCATTGTTCTCTTGTCCAATCTAAAGGTGGTTTTTTATTACAAATGAGTAATCCATTTTGAGAATGATCTTCTATAGACTCATCTGGTGTTAGCCAAATATTAATGTTAGTTTTTGAAGGGTCTGCATGAAAACCAACACCGTGTGCGTTACTATTATATATGAAAGACCAAGCTCTTTGAAAATTTTTTAAATTAAATTTATTAGAAATTTCTTTTTCCAATATGTCCGTTATTAAATCTTCACCAGGGTGATAATTTATTGCTTGATAATCTTTGTAGATATCGTGAAATTGATTTGTAAGTTCCATTCTTAATCTCAAATAACCCACCACATGCTCTGATAATAAATTATCAACTATAGTTATTTTATCTGATAATGGTTTAATTATTAATTTATCGTTTAAAAGACTAGCCATTTTGGTCTGATCTATTTATTTCTAATATAGATACCACAGCAGTTACACCAGTGCTAGTGCTGGACTCAATATTCAATGTATCGCTTTCTTCAAGAATAATTGGGCCTTTAGCTATATTGCAAATCGTAGGACCAGAGATAGATGCATAAGCTATTTGAATAGTAGAGGTGTTGGTTGCATCTGTAATACTTGCTTTTACAACCTTACTACCAGATTCATTGGTTACTTGTATATTCTGTATGATCGCTCTCGAATTAGATGGAGAACTGTATACAGTAATTACTGAAGTAGTAGTCGGTGCATAGAATGCGTTTTTATAAATATTTGCCATTAATTATCTATGAGTATTAACTCAAAACCTCCTGATGCTGCAGACGCTGCTGATGCAATTGCTTGTAAATCTAAATCTGTTTTTTCCGTAAACCCATTAATAGCATACTTTCTAAATTGATTAAAACCACCTCTTGCATTTGCAAACTCTTTTGTATTCCATGCTGCATCGGTTACTGTATTATCTCTAGTAAGTAATCTAAACGTATGTTCATTATCTTTTGATGATGAAAAATCTAAACTAATTAAATACCCGGTTTTACCTGCAGGTATTGTATAACAAGCCATTAAAGTTTGACCAAAACCAGAATTGTCTACACTAATTTGTGCGATTACATTTGACGAAGTTGTATTAGTAAAAGTAATAGTACCTTCATTTGTACCCGATGATCCAGCAGTTACCACTCTTGCTCTGTATACTCTTAAAAAAGATCCTGTTGTTACAACAGGTGTTGTACCATTCATTGTTACAGTTTCAGTTAATACATTCCAAGAAGAATCTAATCCTTCTATTTCAACCGTCCTTGCACCAGTTCCAGCTGAAGTATCATCAGTATCATCACTCACAACACTTAAAGTTTCTGCTGCAGTTGGCCATGGATAAAAATTACTTCCATCCCAAATCGTTTCATAGTCAGCAGATTTAACATTTGGATTTCTTCCAAACTTAGAAACTTTTGTATAACCAGTAAAGTCACCTTTTGCTACTGCAAGATAAAAATCTATCTCTGCAGATGATGGAGTTGTTGACCCTGTTGTATTTACATTATTACAAGACATTAATTACCTTTAATTTGATACCAAGAAACTCTTTCAACTTCTTGCCTTAGTTCTTCTTGGAAAGTTGTATTCAATTGATCTTTAACTGTACGAATAGCTTGTGCAATCTGTCTTTGGTTTTCAGCAGTGTACTGCTCTTTAGGTTCTGGGATAGTAACATTTATTCTAGCCATAATTAATTCCTAAAAGCTGAATGTTGTGCAGATGTAACTCCTTGACTTGTTTTTGCGGGGCTAGAATAAGATCTATTTTCACCTCCTCCACCTCTATTAATATCTTCTGCGGTAGGTTGCATATTTAAAATGTTAACTGGAACTGTATTTATTTCTCCTTGAGTGTCTCTTCTGTAATCTCTTTCAGCAGCTTTCTGAGCTCTTTTAGCAGCTAAGTAATCTGACATAGTTGCAGATCTTCCAAATAAACTAGATTGAACTTGAGTATTTAAATTTTGAAGTGCGTTAATAGGGTTAACATCAACAGGAGCTAAAGATGCTAAACCAACATAAGGGTTAAGTACCCCTTTTAAAATATTTCCTTTAAGTCCTTCTAGACCTATTTTTTTTATTGCGTAGTTCTTAGCTCTGTCTACTATTACATTTTTAGCTATTTCTTTCATTGGAGGTAAATTGATACCACCTATATCTGTTAAATTTAAATCTTGATTTGCCATTGGTTGATCAACTGTAGAAAATGAGGGTGTGTAGTTTTCAAATCCTGGTTGTGCCTGTATTGCAGCTAGACCAGTTGGATCTTGTGCCATTGCTACATTAGTATAATCATTTAAAAATATTTCGTCCATTATCCTCTCATTCCATCAGGTTGTACATCTGCTCTAAACGTACCAAATCTCCAGTTTTGATCTGTAGAGGTATTTGCAATTTTTAAGCTAGCAAACCTAGACCTAGCACGGGTGTCTATTTTATCAGTTGTGCTATTTACTGTAAAGGGTCCAAGAGGTGAAGAGTTAGATCCTTCTGCTGGATAGTCTCTTAAATTAATTGTTATTTGTGCATCTCCAGTTAATAATTTAAAATCGGGTACAAACCTTCTCATACTAATAAATACTTCACCTTCAGCTAAAGTAAAATCTCCAGATTGAATAAATGCGGGTATTGCTGTTTTAGCTCCAGTTGAATCTACTTCATTATTACCAACCTCATGAGCATAGTATGTGGATGCTCCATTTATATTTGTTGCACCTTGTATAATAGGAAATGTTGGAATGTCTGTGGTATTAAATTTAGTTGCATATGGATTATCGTACAGTGTTGCATCTGCCCACGATGTTCTGTCCATAGAACCCGTAGTCCATACATTTTCTTCATAATTATAAGATACTACTCTATCAACCTTTTCTGATCCTGATTTTGGATAAAACCAATTAATCTCACCATATAAATGATTTAATCCTGCGTAAACAATTTCTCCTGAATTATAATTAATACCAAGATTATTTCCTTTATTTGTAAATACAAAATCCTCCACTAAACAAGGAACAGCCTTTACAGTTCCATCAAACATAAAGAAACCACCTGCTTGACCCATCCACCAGACAGCTCCGTTTACATATTTAATCGAATGTTGACCAATAGCCCCACAATTACTTCCTACTTGTCTTATAGAAAAAGTAAATGGTGGTCCTACAAACTGCATTACATATGCAGAGGTATCAGTAAGTATTAAAATATAATCTTTAGCTTTTGCTGCACCTACAATTTTAACACCAGAATCTAATCGAAATGTTCCTGCAGTATTGATTGATGTTGGTGTGTAGTCTGAAATATCTTCTTGATCAGAAAATCTAATAAACATTTTATCTTGAGTTGATGTATTACCAATTACTGTTTCTGTTCCAAGAATAATTAAGTGCCTGTCTCTTTCAGATACAATAGACATGACTGATCTTGTTGGTGCACCACTAACAACTGTTGCTCTAGTTGTTAATGCAGATGGATTTGAACGCAACGGACTCCATTGAAATGTTTTACCATTTTTTACTGTTGCAATTAATATTTCACCAAAGTGATCTAAAGACCAAGATCCAGGATCTAATATTACAGATGATGTTGTAGACGCTGAACCCCAAGTGCCTCTTGACCAAGAGCCTGTTCCCCAACCGTATCCATAGGTTTGTGACAATGGACCAACAGTTGCATAAGGATTTATATCCGCTGAACCACTAGCAGATGTGGTTGCAGTTGCTGCTGCAGCCATAGTAATTGTAAAGGTGTCTGCATCAGGTGCAGTCACTACTTGAAAAGTATTAGTTTCAAAATCAGAAGCTACATAACCAGCACCTGAAGGTGGTGTTACATTTGTGAATGTAAATAAATCTCCTGCATCTAAGCCATGTCCTACATAGTTTACGGTGACCGTTGCTGAAGTATCTGTAGTATCGAATGTTGCACCTGTAAGCGCTGCATCAAGAGGAGTGATATCATAAAACGCACCCTCGTAATATATAAATAAACCTTTGTTAGTACCTAGAGCTACGTACTTTCTACCATCTAAATCTGCCCATACTAATTGTTCTCGTACAGCTCCAACTAATGTATCTCCATTAATTTGTTCCCAACCACCAATTTTTTCTGGTAAGCCATATCTAAATCTTACAAAATCACCATCTGTCCATTGCCCTTCGGCACCTGTTTCCGTGACTTGTTTATTAAATCCTGGTCTTATCTGTACGTTTGTTAAAGGCATGGTGTATTATAGCACTTAAAGAGTGAATAATAAAGATTACAGATCTTCTAGAGTAGCTGTAAGTATTACTCTATATCCATTTTTTACAGGAGATGTTTCAGCAATAGGTAAATTAGCTTTTGAAAAAATAGCTCTGTTTTGTTTTGTTTCAAAACACTCATTGATAGGGGGTATTATGGTGTTTCCATCACTATTATGTAAATGATAAGTTAAAAAAGTAAGATTTTTTGATGAAAACATTTCTCTTTGTAAAACTTCGAAATATTCATGTCTTTGCATAAAATAAAAAGCAGCAGCATCTTTTAACTTATATTTATAATTAGTAAAAATTCTTTTTCTCACAAGAGCAAAAGCAGTTAAATGAGGACTTACTGGTTTACCGTCTAAAAAAAATGTATGTGAAAAATATGGTGAAGAACTATTTTCATTAAAAATTCTATACCAAGGAAAATTATTATCTGATATTTTTAAAAGGGTTTCAGTATGTTCTGTATTAGGTAAGAAATTATCCTCACATTTATACATTTTTATTTTCTTTTCCTTCTATTACGTCTTCGTCTTTAGTCATTAAATTTTTAACACCACCTTGAAAATTATTTTGAAAATTTAATAACAAATACATCAATTCATTTGTTAAGTGTTTAAATGAAACCGCATCAAAAAATAGCTCACCTTTTTCTTGAATTATTTTTTTTTCTTTTTCATCAAATTTAATTACTGCACTACCATCTTTAGAACTTTGTTTTATTATCATTTTATTTTCTCCAATCCGTAAGTTATTCTATTATCTATTTCATAGCTTG